TACGATTCCCCTACAGGTGTTATGGGCTTTGGTGATTTGGGTGTGATGCGTGTGGGGCGTGTGGATCCTGATGTTGAGAAGCTCCTGATGCCCTTCAGGAGAATGAGTTTCGCGTGAGCATTAGCACTATTAGGGATGGGTTGGCAACTAACCTTGCCACGATTACAGGGCTGAGAACCGCAGCTGATCTACCTGATAACCCTTCACCACCTATCGCAGTGGTGGCCCTCAACAATGTCACTTATGATCAAGCGTTCCAGGGTGGCATGGTTTTCTACAACTTCACTATCACTGTCATTGTGGGGCGTGTTTCTGAGCGTACAGCGCAGAGCAGGTTGAATGCTTATGCCTCTACTGGGACTGGTGGGGTGAAGGATGCTGTGGAGTCAGATAAGACTCTTGGCGGTGCTGCTTATGATGTGCGCGTGCAGGAGATGACTAACATTGGTGCGATAACATTAGGGGAGCAACAATATTTAGCAGCTGAGTTTTCAGCTCAAGTAATGAGTGACTAATTAGGAGACATTGTGGCCAAATTTTCGGCTGTAGACTTTGACATTACAATCGGGGGCACTGACTTTAGCAGCAGCCTCGCAGCCTGCACGCTCGATATTTCGCGCGAACAGCTCGAGACCACAAGCTTTGGGCAGACCGCTCGCACTTACATTGCGGGCCTTGAAGATGCTTCTGTGACTTTCAGCTTCCACCAGGATTTCGCTGCAGGTAGCGTGGATGAGTTTGTTCACAGCAACCTCGGTGGCACTGTTGCAGTGGTCATCAAGCCCACCAGCGGGGCTGTATCGAGCACTAACCCTTCATATTCCTTCGATGCGCTTATCGTTCAGAGCACACCTTTCAGCTCTAACGTGGGCGATTTGGCTACACAGGATTTGACGTGGCCTGTAAGCGGTGGGGTTACTCGCGGCACTGCCTAAGTTGCGCTAGTATCTAGGTATGAATTTCAACCTAGCTATTAGTTTTCTTGACGGCACCACTAAGGAAGTAACTGGTGTTGCTGCTGATCTAGTTGCTTTCGAGGCTGAGTATGATCTCAGTGTTTCTCGCCTGAATCAAGACATGAAAATCACACACTTGCTATGGCTTGGGTGGCATGTTTTGAAGCGCACTGGTGAAACTAAAGATGTGTTTGCTAAGTGGGTTGAGACTGTTGAGGGTATCGAGGCTGGCTCCCCAAAAGCATAAAGGGGCTTGGCGATAGCTCAGCTCATTGGTTGATTGCTCAGATTGCGGTTGAGACTGGTATTAGTCCTAATGAGTTGCTTGCCCTGAGCCCTCGCATGTTGTTTACGGTGCAGAGAGCGCTTGAGGCTAAGGCTAAGGCTTCTCAGAGGCCGAGGAAGGCTAAGCGATAGAATAGAAGCAGGATTGGAGCTGTCTTGCTGTCTACTAAGATGCGTGTTGAGGGTGTTGCCTTTGTTGCTAAAGAGCTTCGTTCCCTGGATCGTAAAGCTCTGAATAAGTTGCGTGGTGAGATGCGTGCAAGCATCAACCCTGTTATGCGTGACATTGCGGGTGATGTGCCCCCTGAGGCTCCCCTGTCGGGTATGAATCATGATGGGGTGACTAGGTGGACTGGTGTGCCTAAATCTTCTGTGTCTTTCACTCCTGGGCGGGGTAGGAAGGGTTCTACACGCTTGCTTGGCATGAAGTTCACTGGTGGCACTCGCGCTGGTGGTGGTATCGGTTTTGATTACGCTGAGCTTGCTGGTAGCTCAAAGCGCCCTGGTGCGCGGTACACCAAAGTGTATGAGCGTGGTGGGTATGGTGGGCAACAGCATCGGGTTACTGGGCAGGGGCAGGCTTTCAATAGGGGTATTAGGGCTGCTAAACCTATCAAGGGGCGTGGTGGGTATTTTGTTTATGATGCAGCAATCAAGCGTTACCCTCGCATTGAGGGGCTTGGCAAGAGGGCTATAGATAAGTTCATGGCTGATGCCACTAGAGAAATCCAAAGAGTGAGGGCCCTGTAATGGCTATTTTTATTCCCTTAGTTACTAAGTTTGATGATAAGGGTTTGCAGGGGGCTCAGCGTGCGCTTGCTAACTTCCAAAACTTTGCTGTAGATGTGGGGCGTGTTGCTGCTGCAGCGGTTGCTGCTGTGGGTGTTGTGTCTGTACGCGAGGCTGCACAGTTCGAGACTAGCTTTGCGAAGATTCAGGGTTTGGTGGGTGTTACTGCTGATGAGATTGGTGTGCTTGAGGATGCTGCTAAAGGTTTAGGCCCAGCTTTTGGGGTTAGCGCTAATGAGGCTGCTGATGCTCTATTCTTTATCACCTCTGCTGGTTTGCGTGGTGCTGGTGCCACTGATGTGCTTGAGGCTTCTCTCAAGGGTGCTGCTATTGGTTTGGGTGACACTAAGACCATCGCTGATCTTGCCACCTCTGCTGTCAATGCTTATGGTGAGTCCACACTTGGCGGGGCTGAAGCTGTAGATGTGTTGGCTGAGGCTGTGCGACTGGGAAAGCTTGCCCCTGAGGAGCTCGCTGGTTCTATGGGGCAGGTGCTCCCTCTGGCTTCTAATCTTGGTGTTTCGTTTGCTGAGGTTGGTGCTGCTATGGCGGGCATGTCAAAGACTGGTACTGATGCGAGCACTGCAGCGACACAGCTGAGGCAGATTCTTGCCACACTTGCTAAGCCTACGGCTGAGGCTAATCGTGGCCTTGCCGATATGGGCCTGTCTGCTGAGGGGTTGCGTAAGCAAATCAAGGATGAGGGTTTGTTTGCAACCCTTGAAACTTTGACTACTGCCTTTGATGGCAACATTGAGGCTACTTCTGAGGTCTTTGGGAACATTCGTGCTTTGTCTGGTGTGCTGGACTTGATGGGTGCGAGCGTGGATGACAACCGCGAGCTATTCAACCAAATGACTGATGCCACTGGTGTGCTTGATGAGGCGTTTGGTATTACCTCTGAGACTGCTGAGTTCAAGTTCAATAAGGCTATGGAAACCTCTAAGGGTGTGCTGTTAGATATTGGCACCACCTTGCTGGATATGGTAAACCCTCACCTGGATAAGTTCATTGCTTTCATTCAAGAGAATGGGCCCGCTATCGAGGAAAGCTTCACCAAAATCTATGAGGCTGTAAACAGGATCATTACTAGCGAGGCTTTGGCTGGGGTTGCTGGGATTGTTGAGGAAATGTGGCCTGATGTTGAGTCTTTGGTGCTTCAACTTCTTGACCTTGCAGAAACTTTGACACCTATTGTTTCTGATTCTTTAGCCCAGATTTTGCCTATGCTTGGTGATATGGCAGCGATCCTTGATGGCATCGCATACTTCACTGATGAGGTTATCAATTCGTTTGGTGACTGGGATTTGGAAACTGATGGGATTGTTGAGTTCATCACTAGGCAAATCAACCCGATGCAACGCCTTGCCGATACTCTGAGGATGCTGAGGGAAACTATTGATAATGCGCGTGAGGCTTGGGAGCGTTTCAAGGGTGCTGGTGGTTTGAATCAGCTCGAAGGTGTTGTGAGCACAGGTACTTTGGGTGGGCGTAGAGCTGCGGGTGGCCCTGTATCTGGTGGCTCATCCTATTTGGTGGGTGAGCGTGGCCCTGAAATTTTCACACCTATGAGCTCAGGCAACATCATCCCTAACAATCAGCTTGGTGGGAGAACTAACATCACTATCAATGTGAACGCTGGGATGGGTGCTAACGGTAAGCAACTTGGTGAGCAGATTGTGACAGCTATCAAGAGGTATGAGCGCACTTCTGGCCCTGTGTTTGCGAGCGCCTAATGGCAGTAACAGTTGAGCTCGGTTTGAGCAAAGCCTTTACCCTTGATGACCCTGTGGCTGGTGTTATCGGATCTACAGAGTTCACTATTGGTGGTGTGGCTTGGGCTGATGTGACTGACAGGGTACGCGGGATTAGTATTTCGCGCGGGAAGAACCGTGACCTTGACAGGTTCAATGCAGGCTCATTGAGCGTGGAGTTCAACAACACTGATAGAGCTTTCGACCCTCTCTACACTTCATCACCTTTTGCTGGCAACATTGTGCCCAGGCGTGGGGTGCGGGTGCTCGCTGATGGGACAGCACAATATGTTGGCAAGGTTACTGACTGGAACCTCGGCTATGACCCTTCAGGGCAATCTATTGCAGCACTTGATGCTGCTGATGCTTTTACCTTCCTAGCGCAGCAGGTACTCACTGTGGGTACTGCTGTGGAGCAAACCTCTGGTGCTCGCGTGAACGCTGTACTATCACAGGCAACTATTGACTGGCCTCTAACAGATCGTGACATTGACACTGGTGCTTCAACTTTGGGCGCTGATGTGTTTGATGGTAACGCTCTCACCTATTTGCAGAAGGTGGAGCTATCTGAGGGCGGTTTGCTTTTCATTGATAAAGATGGGCTGGTTGCTTTCAGGGATAGGCTTTCGACTCCTACTACTGACAATGTGACTGTGTTTGCTGATGATGGCACAGGTATTCCTTTTGCTCCTGCGCAGGTTGAGTATGGGACTGAGCAACTGTTCAATCAGATAACAGTGACCTCGCCTGCTGGGACTGCTACAGCTAATGGGGCATTGTCACAAACCAGGTATGGGATTTTGGAAAATTCTGTAAGCACTTTGCTTTCTACGCTTACACAGGTGGAAGATTATGCTGATTTTCTTGTGGGAAGATATGACGAGCCTGAGTATCGTTTTGCTCAGATTGCTGTGGACATGAGTAACCTGTCGAGCGCTCAGAAAGCTTCCATGTTTGCCCTGGACATGGCCTCGGTAATTCAAATCAAGTTCACGCCTAATGATGTTGGCGATCCTATTGAGCGTTATGGTCTTGTGATTTCTATTGGTCATGACATTAGCGCTGATGAGCACATTATGAATATCGGTGTGGGGTCATTGCAGACTTCACTCTTTGTTATTGGTGACTCAGAGTTCGGTACAATAGGGGAGAGCGCTCCAGGCGTTCTCGGTTTCTAGGGGGTTTGAATTGGCTGGTGCAGGGTTCAAATCTTTTGTGAATGGCAATGTGCTTTTAGCTTCTGAAGTGAACACCTATATGATGGAGCAACAGATTATGGTGTTTTCTGGGACAGCTGCTAGGGGTAGCGCGATTGCTTCACCAAGTGAAGGCATGTTTGTTTTCTTAAAAGACACTGACACGCTCACTTATCATGATGGTTCAGATTGGCAGGATTTCTAATGGCAGCAGGCGGTTTCAAAGAATTCGTAGCAGGGGAAACTCTTGATCAGGATGAAATCAATGATTACCTGATGCAGGGCATGTTGGTGTTTGGTGGAACTGCTGCGCGTGGTTCTGCTATTACTTCCCCTGTAGAGGGTCAGTTCACTTTTCTGACTGACACTGATGCTGTTGAATTTTATGACGGTAGCGCATGGGTTGAGTTGTCTACTACTCCTGGTGCTGCGATTGTTTCGAGCACTACAGGTTCCCCTACCTTAGGAACTGTCACCTCTGGTGGAACGACTTACAATGTTTATTCCTACACTGGTGATGGCACAATTATTTTCTCTGAAGCTGGTTTCATTGATGCGTTAGTTGTTGGTGGGGGTGGTGGTGCTGATGGAAACGAGGGAGCAAACCGAGGCGGTGGCGGGGGTGCAGGTGGCTATCTTGCTGTAACTAATCATTATGTTGCTCCTGGCACAGCGACTATTGTTATTGGGGCTGGTGGTGTTGGCACAAGTCTTGGCTTGAATGGTGAATCAACTCGCATGGGCACTCTTTACGGTGTTGGCGGGGGCGGCGGTGGTGGTGGTGATGGAAAGGTTGGAGCTTCTGGCGGGGGCGGGGGAACCAGAAGCACCCTTGCTGTAGGCGGTGTTGGCACTTCGGGCCAGGGCAATGATGGTGGGCAATCCTCAAATGGCAATACTAACGGCGGGGCTGGTGGTGGCGCTTCAGCAGCGGGCGCGGATGATGGTGGAGCTGGGGGAGCTGGTTCCTCTAATGACATTTCTGGCGCATCGGTAACTTATGCAACTGGTGGGGATGGCGGGACTGGAACGGCACCAGGTGCTTCCGGCGCAGCGAATACAGGTGACGGCGGAGAAGGCGGTGGCCTGAGTGACCCTGGTGGCTCTGGCGGTTCCGGTATTGTAATAGTGAGGGTAGTGGTGTAATGGCACATTTCGCTTATGTTGTAAATGGTTATGTTCATAAAGTTCATGTTCTTGCTAATGAAGTAATTACTGATGCAGAGGGCATTGAGCATGAAAATCTTGGTAAAGAGTTTCTAGCTCAGCTTCATGGTTATTCACCTGCAGATATTGTTCAATGTTCCTATAACGGTTCTATTCGTGGCATTTATCCTGGCCCTGGTTTTAGTTATGATGCCGAGGCTGACATTTTCATTGAGCCAATTATTCTTGCTGATGTCTAAATGTGCATGGTGTGACATTGAGCATGAATGCTCAGGGCAATGCGGGGAGTTCTGTCAGGGCCATATTTGCCCTGTGCGTTGCGATATATAAAGAATCCTGAGCAAAGCCCGCTGGTAGAATTAGGGTATGCGACTTCAAGCCCCCTGGCCTGCCGATAGGTCTATCAACAAGAGCTCTCCCTATGGGTGGAGAGTTCACCCGATTAGTGGCAAGCGCAAATTTCATCAGGGTGTGGATGTTGCAGGATCGTTCCCTGTGACTGCTGCGGGTGATGGTGTTGTCGGACATATCGGGTTTTCGCGTACTGGTGGCGGGCATGTTGTGGGTATTGATCATGGTGCTGTGTGGACTTTTTATTATCATGGTGCTCAGGCAACGAAGCTGAGGAAGGGCCAGCGGGTTGAGGCTGGGGACTTCATTTATACCTCGGGTTCAACTGGTGCGAGCACTGGCGCTCATCTCCATTTTGAGGTGCGTAAATCTAAGACATGGGGCAACACTGTAGACCCTGAGCTTTATCTCTCTGAGCGGGCTCCTGTGGCTTCTAACAGGGTATCTGGGCGGTTGGATAAGGCTACTTGGATGCAATGGCAGACTGCTTTGCGTGAATATGGGTATAAAGGGCGCATTGATGGGATCCCTGGGAAGATGACTTACATCGCAATGCAGAAGTGGGCGGGTGTGAAAGCTGATGGAATCATCGGGCCTAACACTCGCAAAGCTGTGCAGGCCAAGCTGGGTGTGAAGGCTGATGGTAAATGGGGCAAGCTAACAATCAGTGCGTTACAGCGCAAACTAAATGAGGGCAAAATCTAATGGCTGATGATTCTCACGACACTGCAACAGTAAAGGTTTCAATGCGCGATATTTATTTGGAAGTGCAACGGCAGGGGCGCTTGCTGGAGAAGATTGCCAACTCACTTCCCGATAGTGAGGACAAGATTGATGACCATGAAGCACGCATTAGGAAACTTGAGATGCGTATGGGCTGGGCTGTGGGCGGGTTTGGTCTAGTTGCTGCTGTAATGCCCTGGATTGTAGGAGTGCTTGGATGAAACCATCATGGAAAATTCGTAGGCGTTACATATTCGCTGCTTTTGTGCTGGGAGCTCTGATGCTCCTCAGTGGATCCGTTGCGGTACTTCTCAACAATGACAGTGCCACATCAGACCTCATCACTGGTGGGGTAGCATTGATAACCCTCATTCTTACCAGCTACATTTTCGGTGCTGTGTGGGAAGATAAAGCAAAGAAGGAGAACCTAGATGGATAAGTGGAACAAGTTTTGGGCGTATGCGGGCGAGCGCTCTATCAAAACTGTGGCTCAGACTGCGTTAGCAACTATGAGCGTGGGTGCTGTAGGTATTTTCGATGTGGACTGGCTCAATGTTGCAAGTGTTGCAGCGCTGGCTGGTGTCATGTCTTTGCTCACCTCAGTGCTTCAGTATGACAAGGCTGGTGAGTGATGGCTGACCTAGACCTCATCGAGCAAGTGGATGGGTATGCCTGCCCTGTAGATCCTATGGAAGCGATGCAGTGCGACTCTTGCCAGTGATACACTAAACCTGAGCAGTGATGCTCCTGAGGCTCGTAGCTCCCACCGGCTGCGGGCCTCTTTTTATTGCTCTAACCAGCGGTACATTGTGACCCTGGTGACACCGCACTCTTTTGCGAGGGCTTTCACTTCAGCACCATCAGCGTAGGCAGTCTTGACTCTGTTGCGTAATTCTATGGTGACTCTTTCGAGGCGCTCCAGTTGCCATTCTCGTAGGTCTGCTAATTGTGGCAGGCTCAATGTTTGTAGATCGTAGCTTCCTTGATTCATCATGCCCACTACTATACACGCCGATGATCTAAATGGTTGCCTTTTCTGTGTCTATGTGTGTACACTCATGGGTATCTGAAAGAAAGGTGGAAATCATGGGGTATTACAAAAACCTAGAAATCGAGTTACAGGAAATCCAGAATGATGAGCTCAGGGAGATTGTGGCCTGGGACATTGCACACAAAGACAAACTGACAGCTAACGAGCGTTGGAAGATACTAACCAACGAGGTGCTGTTGAAGCGTGCACTGGTGTTGTGGAATAACGAAACCACACCAGCTCCTAAGCCTGCTAGTGAGCATGTTGCTATACAGGTGCGTAGGCGTGACCTGCGTGCACCTAAGAAGTCACTGCTGTGCCCTATCGGGTGGAGCCTGATTGGTGTTGCACTGCTCGCTGGTGTCACACTTTTGGTGGTGAACCTCTGATGTGGTGGGGTGTGATGGCTGCGGGTGCTGCGTTTGCTTTGGTGCCTAATGTGTTAGATCCTACGATTGGTGTGAACGGTTCAGTGATGCTGGGGGTGGGGCTTCTGCTCCTAGCTGGTTACAAGTTAGGAACGAAATGATGGAGCTCTCGTATGACGGTCACGAAGCGTGTGTGCGCTTGCTGGATGATGTGTGGCAGTTGTCAGAACCAGGCACCCTGTGTTTGACAAGGAAGCAGGCACTCATGCTGCGTGTGCAGTTGAATCAGATTGGTGTGCGAATTGATGCAGACCTGGTTGATGAGGATGGCTAACGATCTGAGGGGAGTGTGCCAGCCCAAATACCGTAACGCTGATTAGTTTCATTAGCGTAAATGAAACACTCGGCTTTGATGGGGCAACGGTCACACATTGACTTCGCAACCCTGATCACATAGTCGCGGGTTTCCTTATCGGGGTAATCCTCTGGGAAAAAAACCTCTGGCACTTCCATACAAGGGGTGTCACCTACAGCATCAATAGCTGCCATGAGTTTTGAGTATGGCTGATGTGGGTGGTTAGGCATAAGGTAAGACTAATACAGAAAAGGTGGAATTATGGAAACTGTAACTGTTGAAGAATTGTGTGAGCTGATTCAGGCTGAATGGTCTGATGCGATGAGCGATAACGGTTATATCTGGTCGAGGGCTAAGAGAGCCCTGGATGATGCGCTCGATGTTGCTGATCCTGTTGTGAAGGCTAAGGCTTATGAGTTGGCGTATGAGAGGCATGTGTTGGCCTCATGATGCGTGCAGATCAGTTCATTGTGTCTAAACGTGACTTCCCTGAAGGGTGGTTGCGTGCGAGGCGTGATGGTGTCACTGCTACACAGGTTGCGAAGGCTGCTACTCCTGCAGGGTTTGAGACTGCGGTGCGTGACTATCTGAGTGACTATGTGGAGATTGATAACCCTTACATGAAGTTTGGGCGGGATATGGAGCCTGTGATTGCTCGGATCCTGCATCAAGATTTTGGGGTGTTGCCTAATGATTGGTTGCTGAGGCATGACAGTGAGACGCATCACTTGGCTACACCTGATGGGCTTTCCCTGGATCATAAGCTGATTGCTGAAATCAAAACCACTGGAAAAGATTTTGAGGATGCTACTGTGCCTGTTCAGTATCGTAGGCAGGTGCAATGGCAGTTGCATGTCACTGGTGCTGAGCGTTGCTTATTCGCGTGGATGCAGCGTATTGAGGTTGAGGGTGTGTTTGCTCCTGCGTGGTGGAAACCTAAACACTTGTTTATTGAGCGTGATGAGGGCATGATTGCTTCATTGATTGTTACTGCTGATGCGTTATGGGAAAGGGTGGAGAATGTCTGAGGTTAGTGTCACTGTGCAACTAGACACATACGATTACACCGAGCTTCTGATGGAAGCGAACAGGCGTGATATGAGTGTGTCAGATTTTGCGTTAGAAACAATAAGGGAATATCTAAACACAAAAGGGGATGATCAGTAATGTCTGAAAGGGAAATGATGGATAAGAAGGATGTGAATGTGTTGCGGGTTGCTGATAAGTATGTGACTGAGCTGAGGGAGCGCCCTGAGGCTTGGCGTGCTTTCTGGGAGCTTGAGGGCAAACTGTTGGAACAAAAGAAAGGGAAATGATGGAACTGAAACTGGATGAGATTACGCCTAACAACCTGATTATGGTTGCTGCTAATCGTGAGGAAATGAAACTGAGGAACCTGGTCAGGTCTGAGGCGATTGCTTTGGGTGATGAGTTTGGTGCCTCGAAGTTGTATGCTGAACAGCTTTTGGCGAAGTGTCAGTGGCGGGCGATCAGGATGCACAATCATGGTTATACGCGGGATGAGTTGGCACAGATTTTCAATGTGACTACTAAAGAGATGGCTAAGTGGTTGAAGAATGAGAATGGGATGAAGGTGTGGTTGTGATGGCTAGGTTCAATCTTGCAGATTACGAGACAGTAGAGGAGCGCATCAAGCGTTTCTATGCTGATCATCCTGATGGCAGGATCATCACCGAGAATGAGACTATCCCTGAGTATCGTGCTGAGAAGCTTTGGGTGGTGAAGTCGCTGGTGTTTTTCTCTGGTGAGGATGTGGAGCGTGGTTGCCCTAAAGCTACAGGGCTCGCTTATGAGGTGGATAGCGCTAGTGGGCCTCAGCAGTCCAGCGCCCTTGAGGTGTGCGAGACGAGCTCGATAGGCCGCGCCCTTGCTAATGCAGGGTATTCAGGTAATAAGCGTGCCTCGCGTGAGGAAATGGAGAAGGTTGCGCGTTTCGAGGAGCAGGCTAAGAATCGTGACTGGGTTGCTGAAGCAGCACTCCTAAAGGATGTGGACAGGCTGAGGTTACTATGGGGGGAAGCTTCCAAAGCGGGGGCACCAACTGAAGTCCTAGATAAGGTGAAAGCCTATGCAGAATCCATCACCCCTGTTGGCGAGCGTGAGGGAACTGAGCCAAGCCTACCTGGAAGCTCAAAGGGCAAACGATCCTCTATTAAGTGAGTTTTGGAGACTTGAATTATGCAGAAGGTTGGTGATGGTTTGTGATTCCATCGGACATAGCGAGGGAGCTCCTCGAGCTCACACAGACTAACAAAAAGGGTGTCGAGGCACTCTATGAGGCTGAGGCTAATTTGTCTCAAGCTGAATACGATTTGGACAAGACTGAGGCGCAAGCGTTTCTGGATGCTACTGGGTCTGTTGCTGAGAGGCAGGCGAGGGCTAAGTTGTTAGCTGCTGATGCGCGGTTTGCACGCGATCTTGCTAAGGCTAGCGTGAATCGTATTAGGACTAAGATGCGCACGATTGAATCTGAGCTGATGGCTTTGGCTACTGCTTCTAAGTTGATGCAGGCGGAGATGAAGCTTTGAGCGCCAAGTGTTTGCACTGCGCTGAGGACGAGAGAGGCGATGGTCGCTGGGTTATTGCGATTTCTTTGGCTGACTACCCTGCTGGACCGTACAAGCCTGAGTCTGGTTTTCAATGGCTTCGCAGTCGAGCGTTTTGTGCAAGGCACGCGGCAGAGGCGGATGAAAATGGGTTTGTAAAGTATCAGCCGCGCTATCGGGCACGAGGCGGTTGGAGGTCAGTGAGGTGACAAACATCGGTAGGTATAACAATTTTGATGATGACGAGTGGCGAAACTTTGGTGACGAAGTTTTTTGGTGGGCGATTAGTGAGTACCGCATGATGTTGAGAGCGCCGGATAAGGTGAGCGAGGCTGTCACTAAATTGGCGTTGAATAGTGCGCTTGAGTCTTTGGCAAAGTTCTTCGTCGTGGCCAAAAAAGAAAAAGGCATTGAAATGACTTTTGAGGATGCTTACAAAGAGGCTTATGAGTGTGTGCAAACGGATTTCAATTGGGATCTTGAGAGAAGGATGAAACTGTAGGTTTATCACATTTGATAAGTGTTGGTTATCACGTCACTTACCAACGCCTACGCTACCGTTTTACCACTGTATAGACTACTAAAATCACAGTGGAGCTGCGGGGAATCGAACCCCGGTCTTGCACAGGTCGCACTTCGCGGGTTCCTGCCCAATCGAATCCATCCAGCCCCGCCTTCAAGTATAAACTAGGGGCATGGCTATCCCCAAGAAGGTTCTAAAGCTCGTACAGGCCAGGGATGAGCACTGCTGGCACTGTGCGCGTGAAGATGACCTAGTGCCTCATCACAGGATCAATCGGGGGATGGGTGGATCTAAACTGCTCGACACACCCGATAACCTGATGATGATTTGTGCGCAATGGAATGGATCTATTGAGGCTGATGCGAAGGATGCGATTGCTGCGCGTGGGTGGGGGCATAAGTTGGCTGTGTGGGAGTCTACTGAGCGCCCTGTGTTTGACAGGTTTGGTGGTTGGTGGATTTTGTTGCCTGATGGGACTAAGGTTGGTGTCACCATCG